CAGGCAGGTGGCACGCTACTTCCAGAACAATCTCGTCAGTTCCTTGACTATGTTTTCGATCAGATGGTCCTCGGTAATGATGGCCGTAGACAAATCATGAGAGCAAACACAGCAGAATTCGACAAGGTTCAGGTTGGAACAAGACTGATCCGTAAGGCTTCACAGGCATCAGAGAACGTTTTTGATGCAGGATCAGGAGAAGGTGCTTACGTCAACCGTGGTGCTCAGTTCACCAAGGTTGAAATCGTAACAACCAAGTTCCGTCTTGATTACGAACTCTCAACTGAGGGTCTTGAGGACAACATTGAAGGGTCAGCCCTTGAAGATCACATTGTACGCCTAATGGCAACACAATTCGGTAACGATCTTGAGGACATTGCCATCAATGGTCTCGCTGCTCAGGGCACGGCTTCCTACGCTGGCACAACATATCCATACACAATTGATGGATTTGTTAAGTTGGCCGATGGTGCCGCTGGTGGCACTCACTTTGGAACAGCAGCAACAGTGGATACAGCATCAAACTACTTCACTGCTGCAACAACTGCTGGTCAGTTGAAGACTGGTTCTGCAATCGTGTTCTTCGAAGCACTTTACAATGCACTTGGACGTAAGTACAAGGCTCGTAGAGGTGAACTTAAGTTCTACGCTTCAACAAAGAACGTGCAGACACTCCTAACCGATCTCCGTCAACTCGGATCAGGTGGGGTTCCAGAGGACATTGCCTCAGGAGTTCTCCGTGGCACACCAGCCCGCGTTGGTGGTCCAGCAGGAATGACAACATCCATCTTCGGTATCCCCGTAATGGAAGTTCCACTGTACCCAGATCACTTCGTCGATCTCACATTCCCACAGAATAGAATCTGGGGATTCCAGAGAGACGTAACTGTTCACCGCGAGTTCAAGCCAAAGAAGGACACAATCGAATACACGGTTTATGTTCGCATGGGTCTTAACATTGAAGAACTATCTGCAATGGCAAAGGCAAACGCAGTAACAGGCTGATAAACCTAACAAGAGAAAGGGGTCGGTCACTAGATCGGCCCCTTTCTCATTTATCAAATATGTAGTAAAATATAATTGAGGTGACATTCATTGAACGAATATCTGCGTACCGATTATGATGATCTTATAATTCCTTTTACTGCTGCTAGCGGCATAACTAGTGTAATTTTTGAGGTCTACGATCTTGATACTGACGAGTTTGTCCAGTCAGGGACAACATCCTCTGCTGCCTCATCAATATTTAAAGCAACACTTACACAAGACTCAGTTAAGTATGACCGAAATGTAAAGATAGATTGGACAAGTAGCACTGCCTCTGGAGCAAGTTCAACTGTAGAAATTGCTTCAATTATTAGACCATTTGCCACTGCAACTAGAATTAGATCTATAGCAGATATTGATTCATCAGAGAGTGATTCAACTATTAAAAAACAAGAAAGAAAAGCCAGAATGTACATTCAGATACAGACTGGAACAGAGTTTACTAAGAAATACAAGAGTGTTGTGGTTTATGGTAATAACACAGACGTTCTGACCCTACTAGAGCCAATAATTAGACTAGACAAGGTGTATAAGGACGACATTCTAATATATGATTCTTTGTCCAGCCCAAGTGTTAATAGTTTAGACTATGCCATAGAGCCTTCAATATCAAAATACAGAATAAAGGCAATCATTGAAGACAATGAATATGAAAGAGGTCTTCTTGAAAGCCCAGATTTCTCTGTGCTTCCATATGATGGAATATTCGAAAAGGATGTTCAGTATAGAATAGTTGGAATCTTTGGATATGCGTATGTTCCACCAGACATAGAACAGGCTACAGCCCTTCTTGTAGAAGATTATCTGTGTGCCGACGCATCGGTTAGAAATAAGAATATATCTAAACTGTCTAACGATTCTTACGATATAACTTATGCTAGCAATGCCGCCCAGGGTTCTGGCAATCTCATTGTTGACGCTATTTTGGCAAGGTATCGTCAGCCACGATTTATGGTGATATAAGTGTCATGCATCGCAAAAAGCGCATATACGATGAAGGCCGATATCTATCAGCCTACGGTAAGTCAGGACTCTACTGGTGCAGTTGTAAAGACATGGACATTTGAAAAGACAATAGACTGTGTTGCTAGAGGCATCCTTAGAAAAGGTGTAGGCGAGAACTCTACAGCCGTCGAAATTAATAACTATATAAATACTCTCACTGCTCTTGTAAAAATTAGATCATCTGCCGTCATCGCGTCCGACAGGCGTGTGGTGCTAATTAGAAATAATGATGAGGTTATCTATAAAGAGAATCAAGATCCGTCAACCGAGGGCGGCTTTCAGAACTCAACTATCTTTGAGCCAAGAGGTAGCACTCCAATAACCAACTTCGACGGAAGAGTTATAGAGTATGAAACTGTTCTTATGAGACAAGAAATTCAAAGGCTGGTCACATAATGGTAACTTTTAGAAAATCAAGAAGAGTTGATACGGGGGGGATGCCAGAAAAGATTATTGCCCTTACCCAGTATGATATGGCCATCTTGACAAAACTTCATAAGAGCGATGAGAACAAGATGGCAATTGAGCGCGGCGCGGCAAATTTAGTTGCAAACTATTTCGAAAAGTTCTTGGATGCCAGAGCAAGAGCCAACCGAGAAAGATTCCATCACGTTTATGAATGGGACAGAACTGGAGATAAGGATGCAAGACTTTTTAAAAGAAATATCGCTACCACTGCCCAAGGCAGCACAATAACTTTTAGATTTACTAAGAGTAAAGAGCCAAATAGGAATGGTTATATTTTTTATAACAAGGCTAGTGTTATGGAAACTGGCGAGACAGTAGTAATTAGACCAAGGAATAAAAGATTTTTGGTATATACAATAAATGATCAAATGATCGTCACGACCAAACCTTCTGTCGTTTCTAATCCAGGTGGCATTGCTGTAAAGGGAGCGTTCTCTGAAGAATGGAAGTCGTTTAGTGCATATCAAGCAAGATCAGTCCTAAAGCAATTTAAATACTTTGAGTTAATAAATCAAGCAATCAAGGCAAAAAGAAAGGTGGTCGTTCCCAAAATAAATAGGGGAATGATAACTGGTATGATTGCCCAAGCGGAGGCTGACGCATCAAATATTGCATCTAAGGCGGTGACACTAACAAATGGCTGATTACACCAAACTTCCAATAGTTTTAATTAATAATTACTTATGGGATTTAGCCAGTGGGTCAGTTTCTGGATATGCAAGAATTTCTAGTGCCGTCTGGAACATTCAGTCATATCAATATAGACCATTTTATCCAGTTAATGAAAACCTGGCCCCAGAATCCTCTACCATGCCATACGTTCTTTATGACTACCTATATGATGAGCCAGATGATTCATTCTGGCCTATGCACAAGGAGAAGGCAATCTACAGTATAGTCGGAGATATTCCACAGATATTTTATGTAAAAAACTTCATCTTTGACACCCTAAAAAAGTATGATAAAAGTGCCCAAGAGGTAAACGAGTATATAAAAGATCCTACAATAAACTTCAAATGTATTCATGTGCATCAAAGCAACTTTATTACAGACGAAAAGAGAATAGACAGTTTTAAGCCAAAATATATCACCACTCTAACGCTAACTTACGATTATACAAAATAACCCGTGGCATGATAACATAATTAATGAGGAAACGTCATTTTTCAAAATCTTAGGAGGTGAAATAAATGGCAAGAGACTTTAACGCAAAAAATATTATTGTTGGTGGATCAACATTTTATGTTGGACCATCTGGCGTAGAACTTAGCAAAGTCGGTGCTAGCACACAAACAGATACCCTTCAAGATCCAACAAAGATGACTTCTGCATCTTGGTATCACCTGGGCTACACACAGAACGGCGTTACAATGAACATTGAGCCAACATACGGTGAGGTGGTTGTTGATCAACTCCTTGACGTAGCAAGACTCTTCAAGTCTTCACAGAGAGTAATGGTCGCTACATCACTAACAGAAACAACGCTTGAGAATCTTTACGTTGCAATTGGTGGAAAGACAGGAGCAACTGGAGATTTTGCGGCCAGTGCAACTGCTGAAGCACTCGTTGCTTCAGCAGATGGTGCCCCAACAACTGGATCAAGACTAACAGCATCAACCTATGTTGATGCAGGCAATGCTGCTTCTGCAAACGCAATTGCATCTGTTCTTGATATCAACGGTGGCGCACTCGGATATGCCCCAATTGAAAGATCAGTTTGTTTCGTTGGACCAGCACCAGCAAGCCTCGGAAGAGCAGAAAGAATTTACATTGGATATAGAGCAGTTTCTATGGACGCTGTAGGCGTAGCAACACAAAGAGACAACGCTACTCTATTCCCAGTAAACTTCCGTCTTCTTCCATCAGAAGAGAATGAGGCAGCCGATGGCAACGCAGCATATGGCAGGATCATCGACAGAGTTTACTAAAATAACTTAATATATAAAATAAAAGATGTGGCTTAGGCTGCATCTTTTATTTTTGTCTAAGGTATAATATTTATATACACAGAAAGGAAAATACATGGCAACTAAGGTTTATGAGTCAATAGAGTTAGAACTTCAGGATGGGACGGTGGTAACAGTGAAGCCGCTCAATCTTAAGACACTGAGACTAGTTATGAAAGAATGGCAGAACGCACAAAATGTAACAAATGAGGACGAGTTCCTTGAGGTTCTTATTAAATGTACCTCTATTGCAATGAAGCACCTGGCACCAGAAAAGGCTGACTCAGTAGAAGAAGATCTTGATCTTCAAACCATGTACAAGATCCTTGAGATCTCCGCAGATATCAGGCTCAACGACCCAAATCTGGTAGCGGCGGCTCAGGGACAACCTGGGAGGAACTAGACTTAGTTCCTATCATTGCTGAAGTCTTTCTGCTAGGAAACTGGAAAGACTACGATGAACTTGAGTCGTCGCTTTCCATGCCAGAAATGATGGCTACCCTGAATGCAATTCAGGAGTCAGAAAAAAGGAGAAATAAGTTCATGGCAGCACTACAAGGAGTTGATCTAGATGAACACAACAGCAATGAAAAAGCAACTCAGAGTAGCGGACCAGTGACCTTAGAGCAAGTGCAAGCAAGAGCAGTAGCAAGACTAACTGGAGACCAAAATCTGGCGGGCGCTATAGAACAGGGCATAACGCCAGAAATGGGGCTAAACTATAACATAGTCTCGGAGGGTACTGAGTTTGGATAGTATCAGAACTACGCTTAGGTATGATGCAGATCTGGGCGCAGCAATGGCTCAGGTCAAGGCTTTAACAGGGCAGGTTGGTGCTCTTAATCTTGCATTTAATTCTTTAGACAAGAATGCTCTTGGCATTAGAAATACTCTTGCTAATACCTTTGCAGCGAATCTTTCTGGCCTGGGCGGATTCAGAACAGAGATGGTCAATCTCACCAGCCAGACAGAAAAGTTTGGTAAGGCCCTGGCAGCAAATAAACTATCCATGCGAGAGTATTTTGCTGAAGCGTACAGAGGCTACACAAGACAATCCTCCATGATGAGGCAACTCGCCAGAGAGCAGGTTAAGTTCCAAGAAGCAGTTGCTGTTCCTGTAGGTAGAAATGCCGCTGGACAGATGCAAGGTCTTATGGCTATACCAACACAGGTAGATTTTAAAAATGCATCAACTAGGATGAAACTACTTAGTCAAGAATTTAACATTTTTAACCAACTAGTACGAAACGGTGCAGATGAATTAATTAATATGGGTAAGAATACACAATGGACTGGTCGCCAATTAACTGTTGGACTAACCATGCCAATTGTTTTGCTTGGTGCAACATTTGCAAAAACATTTATGGATATAGACAAGGAAATGACAAGATTTGCCAAGGTCTATGGTCAGGATGTGGTTGGCACAACTACTAATGCAACAGAGCAAATGAAACAACAGGTAATGGACCTCGCTGAAACAATTTCTTCAAAGTACGGAGTGGCTGCAAAAGAAACTGTTGGTCTTGCCGCAGATATTGCTGCCACTGGAAAAGAAGGAAAAGATCTACTTGCCACAGTAGAGCAAACGAATAGGCTTGCGGTTCTTGGTGAAGTAGATAGGCAAGAGGCAATGAAGGCAACACTTGCCATCCAGTCTGCTTTCAAGCAAAATACAGACGAACTAACTGAGTCTATTAACTTTCTAAATGCAATTGAAAATCAAACATCAACAACTCTGAATGACTTGGTAGAAGCCATTCCAAAGGCTGGTCCAGTTGTCAAGGGTCTTGGTGGATCTATCAAAGATCTATCTGTTCTGATGGTTGCTATGAAAGAAGGTGGCATTCCAGCAGCAGAGGCAGCAAATGCTATCAAGTCTGGTATGGCATCATTAATCAATCCAACTAAAAAGGCTTCTGAGGTAGCAAAGCAATTCGGTGTTGATCTAGTAGGAATTGTAAATGCAAATAAAGGACAACTGATGCCAACACTTATGGCAGTTCAGCAATCACTTGACGGCCTTGATGCATTTTCTAGATCAAAGATTATTGAAGAAATTTTTGGTAAATATCAGTTTGCTCGTATTTCTGCTCTATTCAATAATCTAGGAAAGGCTGGATCACAAACTCAGCAGGCTATGGAACTCGCTGGCGCGTCAACCACAGAACTTGCTGGAATTGCAAATCAAGAGTTAAAGGCGTACACGGAGTCAACCACTGTTAGATTCCAAAGAATGGTTGAGACTGTAAAAAATCAACTTATTCCAATGGCTGCCTCCCTGCTTGAAATGCTCACCCCAGCACTTGAAAAACTATCTGGAATTATTGATGCTGTTAAGGGTGGATTTGAGGCAATGCCTTCGGCACTCAAGGAGCCGATGAAACTTATTGCTGGCGCGGCATTGTTTGCTGGTCCAGTTCTAATGCTTGTTGGTCTGTTCAAGAATCTGGTTGGTAACGCTATTAAGTTTGGCCTGTCAATTGTAAGTTTAGGCGCAAGAATGGGTGGTATAAACGTAAAGAAATTTGAACTTCTTGATGCAGAGGCGGCAGCAGCCAATATTCAAGTAGATAATCTCACAACATCATTTGGTGAGCAAACTGTAAAACTTCAAGGTTTAAATAGAGAATTACAAACATATTTAAGGCAACTACAAACTGTTCAAAGCACAAACCCACAAATGGTGGCTGGGGCAAGACCACCAGTTAGAAGAAGGTCTATGGGATCTTCTTCTCCAGAAACAGTTCCAGGTGGCTACGGTGGTGGAGATAAGATCCCAGCACTTCTTGAACCGGGAGAAATGGTTGTTAGAAAAGAGGCCGCATCAAAGTACGGTCCAATTATTGCTGCTATGAATAGGGGAACAATTCAAGGATTCCAAGAGGGCACTCAGTTATCACACTTTATTGATCCAACACAATCCACAGTTGGATCTCTTTTGCAAAGAACAGATCTAAGTACTGGTGCAAGAGCGATGCTAACTCTTATCCAATCAATACATGGAGCAGAGTTTACAGTACAATCATATACAAATGCAGTGATCGGACTGAGAGAGTCTCTTAACCAAGATATGAGATACGGTAGGGCATCACTACAAGATCTAGCATCAGATATTTCTGAAACTGGTTCCGCTTTTGAGCCATTAAAGTCTCAACTTAGAACTTTAATTCAGGCGACGGGAGAGTTTGGAGATGATCTTAGTCTTGCAGATGACGCGGCAGAGGCTTTAGCAATAGAATTAAGAAATGAGGTACAGCAAAGAAGAGCGAGTGGTGCCACTCAATTTGGGGGAGCGGATCTTGAGTCTATGGCTAGATCTGCCACTGGTAGAGTATCAGATCCAAGAGCGAGAGCACTCCTTGAAGCCCTTTATTCAACACCAACATCATTTAGTGCTGGGCGTGGTCTTACTGCTACTAATATGTATTTATTTGGTCAAGAATCTAGAGTTCCAATGCATCGCGCACCTGGATCAGATAGAATATTTGCCAATGTTGGAGAAGGACAATATTTAGGCATTAGACCATCAGGAGAGAGAATTCCTTTTGGGAATATTCCTTCATACCAAGCAACTCACCAAGATCCAATGCGTACATCTTTGCCTATAGATGCTATACCGTTAGCAGACCCAACTGGTAGGCCAACCTTTTATGGACCAGGCGGAAGCCGCGTTAGTATGGCAACGGCTGCATCTATGGGAACCACACAAAGAGAATTATTTATAAGACAAATACAACCAGCAGCACAAACATTTTTGAGTGACATCCAAGAAGCAATATCAACATCATATTCTAGAGCGGCCCAAATTGGTGTATCAGATGCAATAGATAACAACTCGCCAGCAAGAGAAATGGAGAGAAGATTAGTAGATGATGGTAGAGACCTTGGAATGGGAGCAATGCTCGGCCTTGAAAGAGGATATAAAGAGGCTACAAAAAATGCTAGACAATCACTTATCGTTCCTGGCCAAACAACTCCTTCTGGCCCATTAGTTCTTCCAGGGCAAGGCCAGATGCCTTCTGGTCCATTAGTTCTTCCAGGCGCTAAGGCAGCATCAACAGGCCCATTGATTGATCCAAGAACAATGTCTTTAGGGCCAACTACTGGACTTATTTATGGG